TCATTAACTCAGGTGTCATCTACTACACAACTCTACAATAAATCACAATGAAACAAAAACATAACAAAATCAATCAATAAATTAACTCACTATAATTAAACCTATGATTTGCAACCATAAATTCACTTAGATTATCTCTAAAGTTAATACCATAATAACTATTAAAATTAGGATCATTAAAATTAATACCCATAAAAATTGTCTGAGGAATCAATTTATCCTTATACTTCTCAAAATTAAAATTTGACCAAGAATGACGCAAATCATTTGGTTCTGAATACTTCTTAAAGGTAGTAGAAATAATACGAGAAAAATTATTATCACTCTGATAATAAAATTCATAAAAACTAATCATTTGTTTCCTAACACCTTTACCCTTAACTAATTTCCCTTTCCTATAAATCTGTCTATAAATAAACTTTAAAAATTCCCATAAACTAAATAAACTATCAGGATTAAAACATGGATTAAAAAATAATTGTTTAGTCCTTTCAACTTTCTCGAATAAATTTTTAAAATTAAATTCAGGATAAAATGCCTTCTCAAAAAAATCAGAAAAGTATCTACCAGGTAAGCCATAAAAAGAAAAAGTTTTTAAAAAGGTTGGTAAACTTTCAACCCAATAATTTCCTTTAATATTCTTAAAAACTAAAGGATCAGCAGTTTGACCAGTCAATTTAAACAATAAATCACTAATATCCTTAATTCCAAATAACCATGGATTTCTAAAGCAAATTAATGTATCATCCCCATACACCATTAGTCTATAGAATTTCCCCCCAATACCAGAATCAACTAAAACTAAAGTCCAATTAATCCAATTCACAATAGATCCTATAATACTAGTAAAAGGTGAACCAGTAGCTATACTTTTTCTAACTCTATAAAGAAGTCCACCAGGAATAACTATATTCTTATTAATAAAACCAGAAGCATAAAAACAATTCAAATTATCCATTTCAATACCCTCAGGATAACAGCATCTTAGAATACTAAAAGCAACCTTTAAAATCTCTCTACCAACATGCTGATCAAATCTTTTCATATCAGCTTCCAAACAATACTCGAACTCATGAAGCTTTGAATGAAATGAAGTAAAATGACCATTCATGAAATCAATACCAGTTAAAATCTCATTACCTGAATATTCCTTATTAATAC